ACTTCATGTTGTAAATCTTCAATATTTTCTACTTCTGTATGGTAAAATTTAAAAGTATGAATAATATTTTCAGTTAGTTTGAAAAAAGCATAATGAATTTTTTCATTATATAACCTAGAACGATAATCAGAATCAGTAGAATTATTATAATCTAATATAGCTTGTTCAGTATGTTTGGTAAAATATGGTGTATTTTTCTTTTTTTTTTCTACTATCATTTTATTTCATATTTTTCTAAAATATTTAAAATATTTTTAAATCTATCAAAAAACCAACCTATTTCATCATCAGATTTAAAAGTACCTCTATCATCTAATTCTTTTAATTTTTTATTAATTTGATTAATTTCATCATTTATAGCTACAACATAATTATTTTGTTTAAAAGCTATATCTTCTAATTTTTCATTCTTTTTTAAAAGATTAATGGTTGTGTATGTTAAAATACCAACCATTGTTATTAAAATATTTAAAGCAATTATTAAAATCATTATTCAAAAAAATTATTCATTATACCTTTCAACCCTTCACTTTGGATATTTGATAAAGCCTTTTGTTGTGTAGGTTGTTTTTTAGTTACTGTTTTTTTAGGTTCTATTTTTTTAATTCCATCTTTTAATTTAGGTAACCATTCTCTTTCAAACTCAATACGAGCAGCCATTAAATCAGCCTGATGTAAAATAAAAGGTAAACAAGTACGTGGTTTTTGTTCTGGCATGAATGTAGCTAAATATTTTTTATTTGCCTCATCATATAAACCATCATGTGTTTGAATAGCTATCATTTCATTAAATGTATATTGGATATTATGAGATTGAAGTAAAAATAATCCTCTATCTGGAACTGAAGCAAAAGCTAATTTATCATTAAACATATAATCTTCACCTAATTTTTCTTTTCTCCAATTATCAGTCTGGGGAATATATGCTTCATTATATTCATCTCCTAATTTACCTAAATCATGGTTTAAAGCTGAAAAAATTAATTCTTCATAAGTAAAAGTAGATATATCAGCTCCTTCTTCTTCCCATAATTTATATTGTTTATGAGCACACCTAATAACACGTAAAACATGTTCAACATATCCTCCTGGAAAAGCATTATGATATTCTTTTTTATGTGAAGCAGGCATCAATATTAAACGTTCAGAATATTTATTATAAAATTCTAATAATTTTTCTTTACGTGGAGATGAAATATTATTTTCAATAATATCTATTAAATCATTCCAATTATCTTGAATTTGTTCAGCTGTTAACATAACCTAATTAATATAATTAAAATTTTAATACATTCCAAATCCTTCTTGTGGTTCCATTCCTTCTCTTCTTACATAAGATTGGATATCCTCAATTTGTTCTTGTAATTTATCTAATGTTTGATTATAAGATTCAATAGGCTCATTTCTTTGAACAATGAACCTTAATTTTTTAAGACCAGCTTGAACTTCATCAAGTTTACGATCAACTAATTCTTTATTTTTCATATTTATATAATTTTATTAAATTTCCCAATCCCCCCTTTTTCCCTCATTCTCTCATCTGTTCCTAATTTTCTCCTAAATATTTTTCCCGTAATAATGAATATAATACGTTTTAAATTAAGAGCCAAATTCTTTATCAAACTTCTTTAAAAAAGAACATTTTTCATATTCTTCTTCAGAAATAAAGTAATCTAGCGCATAATTCAATGCCTTATAAAACTCATCATCCATATATACTTCTATATTTTCTCTATCAACTATAGGATCAATTTCATAAAGATAATTATAAGCTTTATTAAAAATTTGATGTTTCAAAATTTCTTTCAAAGCAAATTTTTTTTCTTCATTCAAACCATGACCATATTGTTTTAACATGGCTTTATAAAAATAAGGTAAATATGATATTTGTTTTTTAAAAACACCTATTTTAAAACCAGGATGTTGTAGAAAATCGATATCAATCGTATCTTCCACAGTTTTTATCGGTGTAAACACACTAAAAATTCTATTTATATCCATTTTATTATAATATAACTTTTAATTAAAATTACCGTGGGTTTTTTAATTCTAATTTTAAACTATCGTTTTGTTTTTTTAAAATTTCTAATTTATATAACTCATTTTTTTCTTCTATTCTATGTTTAGTAATAAATAAAATATCTATTAAAATCATAAATAAAAAACAAATAAAAATTAATGTGTACCTATTACATTTTTTCATTTTCTTTTAGAAACAGATAAATTATTTGTTAAAATAATATCTCTTAATTCTTTCATTGCTTCAGTATTATTCTCAATAATATTGATTAGTTTATGTTGATCTGTTCTAATATATTCATTAATTTCTTTTTGAAGATCATCTACTTTACTTTGTAAACGTTCTTCACTGGCTAATTGCCTTTTCAATAAATACCAAACAACAGCTCCTAATCCTAATGTTATAATTCCCAAAGCACCGTATTGGACTAAAACATCAAAAGTTCCAAAAGTTTGTAATATCATTGTTTTAATTTATTATTTGACCATAAATATATGATATTTATAAGAATTAAAAAATTAAATCTATCCATATATAGGTCCATAATATTTTCCTATTGATGAAATTATTTTTATAGCTTCATCAATTTCAATTATAAAAAATTCTTTACCATTTCTAGCTTTAAGATGACTCATATGTCTATGGACTGCTTGTTCTAAATCATAAGGTCGTTTACATTTGAATTTAAAAATATCTTCCCAATCAATTAAACTACCAGCATTATTAATTTCATTTAATCTCTGTTTTATAGATGATGTTGTAAAACCTATTTTACAAATTCCAGGATAACCTGGGTTAGTAAAAATATAAACATATCCACCATTTTTATTTTTTAGTGAAGATTCTTGGGAACTAATTGGTCTATAACGTAAATAAAAAACATTATCCCAACCGTCATCTCCAGTAACCATGGTAAAATGGCTTACTAGTTTAAAGTCTGAAATTCCTTCGGGTGTGGCTTTGAGTTTAACTATTTCAAAATCTGGGTTTTTAAGACATGAAGGGTGTACATATTCCATACTAATAAATATAAGTATATATTTTGTCGATGCCAAAAAGAGGTTTAAAAAAAGAGATTTAAAATTTATGAAAAAAACATGAAATGGCTATAGTATACTTTGTATGGCAAGTATATAATTATATAAGAGTCGATGGTTATAAGGTGTAAGAGATCTGTAAATTACTCTAGCTCCGGGAATCCAAGCGCAAAATTTCGATGGAAAATAACGCGTGAGGAGACACGGTAAAAACACCACACAGGATTCCTCGCCAAGAAAAACACGCAAAAAAAATACGCCAAAAAAGGCGCACAAAAAAAACATATTAAAAAATGCCAATAAAAAAGGCGTACCTATTACAGGCACGCCTCTACTAAATTTATTTTAATTTAATCTAAAATAATATTATGTATACCATCAATAATATATTCATCAACCATATCCTCAGTCACAATATCCTCTAAATTATAATAATAAGTATTGAATTGTAAACCCAAATCTAACCTAGCCAATTCATAATTTGAATATTGGTCTAATGTTCCTTGTTGTTTACTGTACTTTAATACTTCATTTCCTTTTCCTGCTGTATGATTCTCGATACTCTTAATTAAATAATTCCTAATTTCTGATTCAGTTAAATTCTGATTCAATTTAATTAAATAATTTTCAACGTTTTCCTCTAGTCCAGGTAATACATTTAATACGTCTAGGTTTGCTTTGATTTTTTGTTCCATGATTTTTTATTTATTTATATTTAAATATAATTTAAATTAAAAAAGAGCCTAAGTATAAAACTTAGGCCCCCTTTAAAATTAAACAACAATTAAACAATTAATTTTCTTCAGTTACCTCATCTTTCTTTATCATTGGTGGTCGACCTAATTTAAGCGTACCATTTGCTCTTCTTGTCTCTAAATCTAAAATCCTTAATTGACGTTTACTTGTACCATTGATTGGTCTACCTCTTCTACCACTTAATACACCTGCCTCTCTCAATTCAGCTTTCCTTTTCAATTCTTCTTGTCTTTTACTACCATCTTTAACTGGACGACCACGTCTAATTAATCCTTGTTCACGTTTCTCTTGTTTTTCTTTCAACATCAATTGACGTGGTGAATTAGGATCAACTGGGCGTCCTGGTTTGCGTTTGTCAATTACTTCATTTTCTACCAGGTGACCAAATTTTTCAGGTGTAACATTAACTGTTTCTACAGTGACTGTTTCTACAGTTTTCTTGGTTGAGTTGTTCTTGGTTTTCATTTTTTTATTTATTTATTTTTTATTTTAATACTTTAAATATAATTTATTTTACTTTTTAGTCTAAGATAAAAATTTAAGATATACTTAAGCCCCAAACCTTATTTCTTGAGCAGCATACATTTTATCTTGTCTTTCACATTCATACCAATCTGAGATAGCTTTACTAGCCCATTCTGGTAAAATTGGGTCATTAATAACTCTCATTCCATCACAATCATCACATGATTGATCATAATCACCTTTCATATAATCATCTAAACCATCATAATCTCCATCTTCAATCATTGAATCAATTAAATAATCTTCATCCAAATCATTTCTAAAATAAACTCCATGCCCATTACATTTAGGACATACAATATATTTAGAATCCACTGTAATTACACCATCATAATAGATAGATCCATCTTCACAATACTCACCAGTAACTGGGTTGTAAAATTCAAGGGCTGGGTGTTTAAATGTTTTTTTCATTGTTTATTTATTTTAATACTTTAAACATAATAAAATTTAAAAAGGGGCCTAAGTATAAAATTTAGGCCCCCTTTATTTTTAATTACTTTAATTTTTTTAAATAATTTATAAAATTTATTAAATCATTTAAATTATGTAAACGTAATTCCAAATTATAATCAATACTGGATTCAATTAAATAATTATAATCTACACATAAACGAAGATCTCCCATAACAAAAATAGGTAAAATCTGTGAATCCCCATAATCTTCCAATTCCATAATAAATTTAATTTCATTTTCCATCAATGAATTAAATAATTCAGTTTCTTTTTCAGTCATTTTAAATGTTTTCATTTTTATTATTTATTTAATTTTATAATTTAAATATAATTTAAAATAAAAAGGGGCCTAAGTATAAAATTTAGGCCCCCTTTATTTAATTAACCAATATAATAATCTTCATCTTTTAATATATCATTTAATTTTTCTTTATTTATTTCTCTAATTAATTCACCATTATCATAATTAAAACCAAATATCTTAATATCACTTTCCTTATCACTATTATAATTACTATATAAACAAGGAACAACCATTATTTTAATACTTTTATTAACTTTATCAACTATTATTTTACCATAACCATTTCCACCATTTATACCATCTTCTATTATTTCCCAATCATTACAATCATCAAACCAATAATTAAAAAAATCATTCCAATTATTTACTACATTACCATCTTCATCTTCATCAAAAATATCTCCACCATACTCTTCATCTAATACTAAACTCATTAAATTAT